GGTAAAACTGTTGACGAATTAACCCCGTTGTTGGATAGACAAACCACAATGAGCGCAAACGAAGCAATAGAGTTTGGATTTGCAGATGAAATCGTTGAAACAAATATTACAGCGTTCACAAAATACCGATTAGTAGCATACATTAATAACAACAATAAACAAACAGAAATGGATAACAAGGAAATCAAAGCTGAAATTGGCGGAATCAAAGGTCTTTTAAACAAGATTTCAAAGGCTTTATTTAAAAACGCATACACCGAAACACTCGATGGAATGAAAATTTACTTCGAGGGGACTATGGTAATGAAAGATACGCCAGTATTTGAAGACGAGGCAATGACTATTCCATTGAAAGATGGAACATATACGCTCGATTCAATCACACTTACCGTTGCTGGTGGCATCGTTACAGCCGTTGAAGAAGTTTTAGCGAAACAAACTCCAGACGCTTTAACAGAAGCCAACGCTAAAATCGCAGAACTCGAAGCGCAACTTGCAGAAAAAACAAGTTTGGTAGCTGAGAAAGAAACTGTGTTGAACGAAACTAAAGACGAGTTCCTTGCACTTGCAAAGAAAGTTGAAAAGTTCGAAGCAACGTTTGTGACGGGGCAAAACTTCCAAGCTAATGGTGGACAGTCGCAAGGCAAAGACGAGCCAACAGCATCGAATGAAACTGTTACTCAAAAAGTTGCACGTTTAAGAGCAGAGAAAGACGCTAAAAAATAAATTAACAAACTTAAAAAACAATACAAAAAAGATGGCAAACGCAATCACATCACTACCAGCAAACGGTTCTATTCCTTACGAAATGTTCTGGAAGCCGTTATTGAATGACCCGAAAATTAACGCTTTGCCGTTTGATATTATTTCGGGCAAAATCGGGAAAGAACTTTACTTTGATACCGAATTTACAGATCACCCAACTATCAAGACAACTTGTGGATGGGACTATAAAAACGGTACGACAATCACAAAGAAAGCACTTAATCCGGTTGAATTGGATTTCTCTTTTGAGCAATGTTACACACCATTCCTAAAATCAATCTTTGGCGATAACTTACCAGACGGTTGGAGAAAAGGCGAATTAACTCCAGAAATTGTTGACCGAATTGTTACTAAGCAATCAAATGCTTTCAATACGAACTTGCTTTATGCTTTGTTTTTATCGGTATCAACACAATCAAACCCTTGGCTAGCCGGATTCGATGGAGTTTTCGCTAAACTTTTGGAAGGTGTTGCAGATGGTGATGGCACAGTAGATGCTGGGGCGGTTGCTGATTCTGATTTATCTTTAGCAAACATCGAGGGAACGCTATATGGTATTTATACTGCGCAAAGCAACTTGATGAAAACTTTTGATAACAACCAAAAGGCGTTCATTGTTACTCAATCGGTTTACGAAGCATGGACAAGATTCTTGCAAGTTGGCAATGGTTCTGCATTTCTACAAAGCAATGCAGATGCAATTAAAAATGGTGTTACCGGAGTTTCTTACCAAGGTATCCCTTTGATTAACGCAAACTATATCGACCGTGGAATTGCATTGTACGATACAACTGGTTCTCCAGCATCGACAGTAAATCCAAACCGTATTATCTTAACAGTGCCTACCAATCACAAAATCATGATTGACGGTAGCGGGTTCGAGATGATTGAGCCTTGGTACGAAAGAAAAGACGATATGGTTTATTCTCCAGCGTCAGCAATGATTGACTATGTATATGGTTACGGAGAATTGAACGTTATCGCAGGATTCTAAACAAATTAAGAAAAGGGGGCGGTCACACGCTCCCTAATCTTTAACCCAATAAAAAATAATTTAAAAATGGCAACAGCAACAGATTGCATCGACACGCTCCGAAGTATTGGGGCAACGTGCGCATCGGTTAATCAAGTGGGTGGTGTGAATAAACGGTTGTGGGTTACACAGCTAGGTCAAATTGCATCCTATACTTTCGATTCGGATGGCTACGTGAATACAATAGTTATGGGTGCTGACAATAGTTCAGCAAGCTATAAACTAATCACAGTAACGGGTAAAAAACATTCGCATAGTGGAACATTGGAGGGCGTAGTTGGTAACAACGTAAACCTTATCAAACACAATGCACTTATCAAAATCTATACCGACACTCCAGCGCAACGTGATGCTGTTACGGCATTGTTTAAGGCAGATGAGTTAGTAGTATTCTTTGAAAACGAAAACGGTAAAATTGAGATTTACGGACTTGACAAAGGGCTTGAAGCATCTGCATTGGCTGGTGGTACTGGCGTTGCAATGCAAGACGATACGGGAATCACTTTGACATTAAGTGGCGACCAAACTAAAATGCCAGATTTCTTCCTAGCTGGTGGAACTTTAGCCACATCGGTAGCGTATTTGGATAACATTTCAGAAACGGTTTAAGCTAGAGAAAGCAATAATTTTTAAAAAAGCCTCCAATTTGTTGGGGGCTTTTTTATATTTGTGTATGGTTTCAGTTGAACTACTCAAAGAGATTAACGAAAAAATAGTACTAGTCGGGTTCTTTAAAGTTGAGCCTTCCCACATTAGATACTACTATGAAAAAGTGTATAATGAGAAACTGAAAGAGCATTGTTCGATGTGTTTACGTGAGGGTTACGAAATGTTGAAACGTTATTACAGAGGCAATTTAGACGCTTTAGTTGAAAATGAAACGGTTAATAAACAAAAAGTAGAACGAAACATTTACGAACTTAAACTTCGCTTAATCGAGTGCAAAAAGTTAGAGCAATACGAAACGTGCGAATGGATTAAAAATAGAATCGAATATTTAAAAACGCAACTATGAAAAAAACAATAGTCACACGCTCGGCAAACGATAAACTATACAAAATATCCAAATCGTTTTGGAGTAACGAAAACACTTTTATCCAATGCAAAAAGTTTGCAGGGTTTAACGGGGCTTTGGAATACTTGCTACATTTATTTGAGGGCAATACATACAACGGTTTCATCGTTAATTGCGATGAAGACTTTTTTTTAACAAACGAAAGTTTAGTTGATTCGATTATTGAACAAATGAAAATTGACGGTTACGCTTATTGTGGCGTTCCAGATGGAGGTGTAATTTCGCACCGAAACAAATCAGTATTTAACGTTAACCCGTTTTTCAATGTGTTTAATGTTGACTTGATTAAAACAAAGTTTTTAGAGTTCAACAATTCAAAGCAGTTCGAATACGCAAACAAAGTAGAAAAGAACGCTAATGTAGACGAGCCTTTCGCTGGGTTCTTTTATTGGTTACATCTAAACTTTAAACATGGCAACTTTACAGACATTGAAAGCACCGATGGAGTAAGTACGGTAATTAAAATCAACGATAAACCGCTAGGCATTCATTCATGGTACAGTCGACACTATGGAGTTGATACAGCGCAAACGTTGCGTATTGATAATTGCATTGAGTGGGCGTTATTGAATAAGCAATGCAAATAATCATTCCATACCGTGACAGAGCAGAACATTTAAAAAAGTTCGTGCAAATTTACAAGAACTTTGATATTGTAGTTGTTGAGCAGTACGGCAACAAGCTATTTAACCGAGCTAAACTGCTAAACGTAGGCTTTAATGAAACAATCGATAAAGTAGTATGCTTTCACGATGTAGATTTATTAGCACACGACTTGAATATTTACAAAACACCATTTAAAGACACTATCCATTTATCTGGATTATGTGAACAGTTCAACTATAAAGTGATTTACGACACTTGTTTTGGTGGTGTTACTATGTTTACCGAGGAAGCATATTTGAAATGCAACGGGGCTAGTAACGATTACTGGGGATGGGGTGGCGAAGATGACGATTTGTATAACCGTACTAAATTAGCTGGTTTAGACGTACAATTTAATCCGTTTAAATACTATTCTCAAAAGCATAGGAAACAAACCTTAACACGCCAATACGAAGTAAATAAACAGTTGTGTACGTCAACGGATAAAACTTGGCAAAATAGCGGTTTAAATTCGCTACGTTATGATATATTGAAAGAAGATACTATCTTTGGAGTGAAAAGAATACTAGTAAACATCTAAACAATTATATGAGTTTAAAAATTTCAAAGTACAAACTGAGAAAAGACTTGCAAAAAGTTACATTTAGAACAGAAACAAGAAACTTGGTAACTATCACTAACGATAATATCACCGATGAGTTAGTAGCACTTGCTTTTAAATGCGCTTTAGAACATTGCTTCGTGCTTACTGCGGGTGAAAAAAAAAGTATAAGCCAATCAACACTCCAATCGCTGGAGTCTTTATCAACCTTGAACGAAGTCCCGACCGTAGAAAAAGATTTATTGACAGCGCAACCAAACAAACGGGAAACTGCTTTGGAAGTAGCGCCACCGAAAAAGAAAGGAAGACCAGCGAAATTAAAAGAATAGTAGCCGTAGATGGTAAAGACGTAACATCTACAATAAAAGGCGTAACCAATAACGAGTTCGCCTGTATTCAATCACATTTAAACGCTTTAAAGTATGCAAGGGAAAATAAACTCCCTTGCATTGCTATTTTTGAAGATGATGTAATGTTTACAGATTCATTTGAAAAAGACTTTAAATACTACCTATCAGTTATGCCTGAGGATTGGCATATACTTTATTTGGGCGGTTCGTTTGGACGTATGCCGTCTTACTTTGACGAACATTTCACACGGCAAAATATGACATGGGGTGCGTTTGCTTATGTGGTGCATGAAAGAGCATACGAAGTACTGATTAATATGTTTAGTAGGGCTAACAAAATAGCCGATGCAGTACTAATTGACTACCAAAAAACATACCTTTGTCTTAAACCTGCTAAGAAGTTAGTGATTCACCCGAAAGGGTTTAGCACTATCAAAGAAATCGAAGTAGATTATAAGCATATACAATGAAAAAAAAGCTAGGCAAATCACATTCTAAAGTGTTCTTTCGGAACATTTTGCCTACTACAAATCTCGATAAAAATACTGGGTACTTTAAATATGGTTACAATGACCAGTTGCCACTTGATATTATCAACGCTATAAACAATAGCGGAACGGCAAAAAAAGCATTGAAAAAGTATGCAGATTATATACAAGCGGATGGTTTTTTGAGTGATGTTGCATCTAATTTCGAAGTAAATGGAAAAGAAACGGCCGATAAGATATTGAGCAAAATTGCATTATCATTCGGTTACTTTAGTGGTGTAGCGATTCACGTTTCAAGACTTGGTAACGGTGCGGTTGGTAAAATAAAAGTACTGCCATTCCATAAGGTAAGACGTAACGATGTGTATTTCTTTTTTAACGATACAATCGGTTCTGAGAAATACGATAAAAACGCATGGGTTAAATTACAGTCATTCAAAGGAACTATTGCTAGTTTCGAGGATATGGCTATAAATAAAACCGAGTTTGGTAGCCGTGGCGAAATATACTACGTTTACGATGGCAATGAATTCGATTCAGCTATTTATCCAATACCCGACTTTTTAGCTTCGTTTGAAGACATTAAAACGTCGAGCGAAATATCTAAAATGGATTACGAATCTGTTTTAAATGGTTTCGTTTTCGGTGGCACAATGACTTATATCGGAGTTTCAGAAGATTTAGACGAACACAATCAAAGTGACAGAACTAGGATTGAAGAGGCAATGGTTCAATTTACTGGACTTCGGAAAAATCAAGATGGCTTAACTTCACGGTTTGCAGTAATGACAAACTTTGTTGAAACTAAAGAGCAAGTACCGATATTTACTGGTAACGATCCTAAACCAATCCTAGAAGCATCAAACAGTAAACGTGACGTAATCGAACGTGCTGTGTGTAGATTATGGGACGTTCACCCAGTTTTACTAGG